ATGTCCTGTTTAATCAGATTAGTCAGCGGCGTTCCGAAATACATACACATCGGACGCAAAAGTAATTCAGGAACGTTATCTTCAAATTTCAAAAAACGTGATTTATGCACATTCCCTAAGCCGATAACGTACCAGATTTCCGGATCCATATAATCAGCCTTTGCCGGTTCGTTTGTATTTACGATTGTTGCCGCAACATTGATCGGATCAATATGGATAAAATCAGTTATCTGCCGGACGTCATAATTCTTTAAATCCAGTGGCTGCGTCAAATCGTCGTCGGCCGTCTGCAAATAGATCAAGCAGCCGCCGACGCATTCCATTGAACGGATCGCTTTGACAAGTTTCCGTATGACGCCTTTCCGTTCAGCGGCGTCCATAACCTTTTTTGCATGTTCTTTTGGCAAATTTTCAATATAGCCGCCTTTTGAAAACGGAGTTTCCGATAAAATCGACAGAATCTTTGACATTAGCGGATCCTGCGCTTGTATCATACAGTCGTAATAATTGACGACCTGAAACATATAGTAAGACAGCTGTGCGTTCGAAAAGCCGGCGTTAACGGACTGCGGTACGTTCACCCATTGATTTTCCGACTGAAAACGTCGTTCGGCAATGGCAGTTGCAGAACAATTCCAAGCGGACAGGTTCTTTTTATGCGCGTTGTAGGTACGAATACCGCGTTTGGATCCGTAATCCATAGCACCTTCAGCAAGCCGAATCGTTGCGTTTGTTTGCGGTTCGTTGAAAATACTAGAAAATAAAGCATGCGCCTCTTCTGCGGAAAGTTCGGCATTAGCGGAACTCCAATCTTCTTCTTTTAGAATTCTTTCTTCGGTTTTCTTTTTTTTACGAAAAAAGTTCATCTTCAACCCTCAGCCAGTTTATCTCTATTCCTTTGCGAGCTGTTTTAAGCGCGTAAATCAAAGCGTCGCAGTAATCGTCCTTTGTGTCTTGAGTGCCGCCGGTGAAGCCCTCGCATTGCGTCAGAAATTCCAACAGCCAAGGGGCGCTTTCCGGTATATAACAAAAGCCGCTTTCCAAATCGGCAGACACTTCCAAGAAACGGACGTATTTGTCGGCGGTCTGTTCTTTTTTAAGCGCCGCATTTTTTACCGTCGGATAAAGTTCTACGATCGGCAACCCTTCTTCGCGCAGTTGCTGAATCAAGGAAATGCCGCTTCCTTTGTTTTCGACATACACACCGGCGATATTCGGACATCGCTGCTTAGCCTGCATGAAAAACGACTTTAAGTCGCGGCGCAAATCGGGAAATCCGACCTGTTTCCAATAGCCGTTCAGCAGATAGATTTTCCTG